GCGCAAGCTCCTTCTTCTGATAAGCTGATCAAATTAGCTAATTATTTTGATGTATCTACTGATTATTTATTGGGAAGAACTGATAATAAAAATCTTTTGGATGATTCTAAAAAACAAAAACCAGAAATTCAAAGTCTTGCACGAAAAATGGACGATTTTTCTCAATCAGATTTGGAAGCAGTAGAAGATTTCCTAGATTTTATTATGCATAAAAATAAAAATAAGTGATGATATGATAAGCAATAAAAGAAGAGATAGTATAAGAAATATAGCATTAATTATACACAAATATAATAATTATGAATTTCCGTTCAGAATTGTTGATTTTATACGAAAATTGGACAAAGTGAAGCTGATTGCCTACTCATATATGATAAGTTGCGGTAAATTTAAAAATGAAAAAGATATTGTTGCAAGATGTACTCATTCAGATGATGGAGCTACGTATGCCAAAAAGTATACTGAAAGTAACAGGTACTTTATTTTTTATAACGATTCTCAAATTCATAATGAGGCAAGAATTAGGTTTACTCTAGCTCACGAAGTTGGTCATATCGTTTTAGGTCATTTTGAAGATACCGGTACCCTTTCTAGAAAAACATTAAGTGAGGAAAAGTACACTAAATATGAATCTGAAGCGGATTTATTCGCAGCTGAATTATTATCTCCTAGTATTTTAGCTTCTGATTTTAAAAGCTCTGATGAAATAAAAAATAGTTTCTACGTTTCTTCAGAAAGTGCTAGCATCACCTATAATTTTGTACAAAAACAAAATTGGATTCGAAATTATAGATCAAAATACCCACAAAAAATCAATTTCACTTTAAAAAACAATGTTGAAAGATTCGTAAAACCCGGTACACAATCTCTTGCTGAAAGTTTATTT